TGGCTACCGTTTCCGGGAAGGTTTTTCCCGATTTCGGGAAGGATTTTCCCGTTTTCGGGAAGAGTTTTCCCGTTTTCGGCTTGTCTAAAATCCAGGCAGAAAGGTCAGTATTTATACCGACAATTTTCATCACGCCCTGCTTGTTACTGAAGATAATTCCACGCTCAGCCAGAGAGCTTATCGCATCAGAAACCCGTTTTTGCAGGCAACGATGATAAATCGCTCTCAAGGCGCTTATGACTTGCCCGACCACAGTGATATCCGTGATGCCGTTCGCGCCTGGGCAGCGGTTGCCGGGCAGGATGTCGTTGCTGCTCACATCGTGGATCAGTGGCGCAGCGGCGGCGGGGAGGGTATCGAGTTTTCGGCAGATATCAGCCGCGCCCGGCAGAAGTTATTCCGCTGGCTCGATAACCGTTTCGATACCGACGACTGCCGGGAACGGGTTCGCCAGCTGACGCCAGCCATCTTGGCCGTTCTGCCACTGGAGCATCGCGGCGCGCTGGTGGGCTGCGACTGCAAGCTGACGCGGCTGGCACATGCCGAGAAGGAGGTTGCTGAGGCAAAACGCGCAGTGCTGCTGGACGCGCCCAGACACCAAAAGTTGAAAGAGGTCAGTGAGGGAATAGCTGCACTTTTCAGGCTTGAGCCGGATCTGGCCGGGCCACTGATGGCAATGGTAACGACAATGCTGGGGGGTGTATGACAGGTCTGAAAATGGTGAAAGCCGCGGTGCTCGAACACCAACGGCTTTCGGGTGCAAAAACTGAGCGTAATTGCGGAGAACAGTATGCCAAACATGGCTGAAGTTATCAATTTTCCGATGAGAACCGAGCAAACGGGAGGTCCTATGGCCGACCTGTCCAACGGGTACACCAGGATCGCCAACGAGATTCAGAAACTAAAGCCGCGCCTGCGCATGTCTGGGCGTGAATGGCAGTGCCTGGAAGCGGTCATCTGGCTGACCTACGGATGGAACAAGAAGCAGGACCGGGTTACGAATACCGTAATTTCTGGCCTGACCGGGCTGGCAGATACCCATGTTACTCTGCTGATATGTAAGTGTTTGCATTGTTAAAGCTCCCGTTTTGGTAAGCCGTCAGTAGGGTTGGGGTAGATATCACTGCGAATTTCATGTGGCGTAATTTCCCACTCAAGCAATTTGCAGATCGGCAGTACACGATGAGCAGGAACCTCATGGTTTAACCAAAGGCTTACTGCCTGTGATGTAGTGCCAAGCTTTTTTGCTATTTCGGTTTGGGTCATTACAGCGCAAACTCGTTGTTTGATGGATTTCGTCATATCAAGACCTCGGTTGTTGAAAACCAAGATTACAATATGAAAATAATTTTTTCAACGATGATTGAAAATTATCTTTGCAATGCGGAATGAAAGGCTACCTTGTAGAATGGAAGGCATGAAAACAGCACCCCATGAAGCGTTTGCCTACCGGCTCCAGCTCGTAAGAGATGAGTTCGGGTGGAACATGTCAGATATTGCCAGGAGAGCGATGGTAACTCCCCAGGCGGTCCAGCAATGGGCGAAAGGTGAATCAGCTCCTAGAGGAGAAAGGCTGAAACGCCTGGCTGCTGCTGCTGGCAAACCGGAACATTGGTTTTTCATGCCTCCAGAAGCTGGCGATAACGCCCTTAGCGCTGACGCTGCCCCGCGGCAGTTAGATGAGAAAGAAACCGCTTTGCTTGCATTGTTTAATCAAATGCCTGAGGCGGAAAAATTACGCCTTATTGTTCACGCCAAGACAACTCTCCAGCAATTAGACCTCCTCAAGGATGATGTGTTAAGCATCATTCAAAGCATCCAGAAGTAATAATCTCTTCTTTATTTTCAATGCAGTCACCTGAATGGCTGCATTCTGCCGCCCTGAATTGAAAAAAAGATTTTCATTTTGCTTGTCAATTACAAAAGTTATTTGTATTGTTAGCCCATCGACAACACGCGCAGCGTTGTCAGGTTAAACAAACGTTCTGACGCCGGGAAAGACCGGGAGGATGAGATGGCAACTACCAATCAGGCAGTACCAAACAGCGGGAAGGCAGTTCCAATGCGCAACCAGCGCACCGGCGCAGCCTGGCTCGTCTCTTTTAACTACACCGATGGCACTTACTGGCATGAACCGCAGGGAAACCTGCGCCACATTCGCCGCCCGTATGCTTCTCGTGGCATAGAGCCGAACCTTGTACCAGCGGGGACGGTTCACGCATGAAAATGAACACTATCTCTATGGCAAGACTGAAAACAGTTCTTCGCTATAACCCTGCTACCGGGCATTTCACCAGAGCGGTAAAGGTGAATAACTTTGAAGTCGGCTCTGTAGCTGGTCGCTTAACACACAAGGGCTATATCGAGATAAAAATCGATGGGGTCGCTTATCAGGCTCATCGACTCGCATGGTTTTATTCGTACGGAGAGTGGCCGCCACAGTTTGTGGATCATAAAAACGGTAACCGTGCTGACAACCGTCTTGAAAATATCAGGTTGGCTTCACCTTCCGAGAATGGGCAGAACCAGGCATTACGATCCGATAACACCAGCGGTATTAAGGGCGTGACCTGGTGTAAACGAGAGCAGTCCTGGCGCGTGGCCGGCTGTGTAAATGGCTATCAAAGCCTGGTTGGAAGCTTTAAGGATTTAGAGCTTGCTGAGCTGGTGAGTATTGAGTTCAGAAATAAATATCACGGCTCGTTCGCTAATCATGGAGCTCACCAATGAATACGTTATTCGCTTTAGTGCTGACGATTGGCATGACCAACGGTGATTTTCAGGATGTGGTGCTGGGTGTGTATGACAACCAGCAGCAGTGTGAAGCGGCAGCGGTTGAGCAGCAGGTTAACGGTGAATGCTATCCGGTTGATGGCATTGTCCGCGCTGATGAACAACCGGCCACCTAAAGGTTAATTTCGGGAGGGATGATGGAAATCAGATGTGGTTATTGCAGTAAGCCAGTTAAGCCTGAGGAAGTGGTGAAGAGCACACTTCTTTACCGCCGGGGGCGGGAACTGGCCCGAAAAGAAAAAGAGTACTGCTCCGAGAAGTGCGCCAGTCACGATCAGATGGCCCACGAAGGCTAAACGCAAAAACCCGCCGAAGCGGGCTTTACGTCCAGCGGAACCGACCAAAGCACGCTGGAAATTACCAAAAACCAAAGAACACCCGATGGGCGCTATCAATGGCTCCGGGATTCTAACACCCAAAATTGAGGATCCTGTATGGAATTTTTCAATCTCATTAAGGCCAGCCAGAAATCGAAAAAACCTAATGGTGTTTTCTGGTATTCAGCTAAGACAGAGGCGCGCGGTAAGCTTCAGGCGCAGATTATCCTTGAAGATGCTGAAATTGAAACTGGACGTGGGCAGGATTATCAGTTGCCTGTTCTGACCAATTTCCCGGTAGTTGATGATCTGCCTGAAGAAGGCGTAATCGACTTTACCTGGTGCGATCGCTACGAACTGCAGGAAGACGGGCGCACCTGGAAACTGAAGCCTGACACTGAGTCAGTTTCCGCTGTAGAAGGTGCTGCACCTGACGAAACCGTCGTCCCTCTCGCGCCGGAAGCGAATGTTGAAGTTTCGCATGCTGCTGACAACGGCGATCTCCGCCCTCTTTCTCGCCTGCGACTGATTCAGCGTCTCATTGCGCACCTTATGCATGATGAAGAGCTGAACCAAATAACTATGGAACAGCACATCGAAATCGGCGTAATGGAAGGCAATGGAGAGAGCTGTTTTGTTCAGGGCCTGTTACTGGCCATTGCGGACACCCGGCAATTAAGGAGCTTTCGGCGCATGTCGAATGGAAGCTGGTCAAGGCAGTTAAAAAGGTTTTCCAGCTCGATCAGGAACATGATGCAGAGCTGATTGCCCGTTTCGTAAATGCCTGGGTGCAGGCCGAGTCAGGCGATCGCTGCCAGCTGGTGGAAGACTGGGTGAATGAAAACCCACCAACTCAGGATACTGACGTTACCGATGAAGTTACTGACAAGACTAACGAAAATATTGCTTCTGCTGTACAGGATCGTGCCTTCACTCATCAGCAGTACAGCTTCGAGCAGCGCGTGTTCGGTACCTGGCTCTATGGTCTCTTCGACGAGCTGAGCGACGATCAGAAACTGGAAATCTCACGCCTCAGCATGGATATGGATGCCACCTATCCGCAAAATGTGCTGTTAGCCTGTCGCAATAACGATATCCGCCAGTTGCAGCACGTTTTTCCTGAGACGCTGGCAGACCTGTTCAACGATACCAAATCCATCTGGCCTGCTGATGGCAAATCACCTCAACTGGGGCAACTCGTCTCATTCTTTTCTGACTGGATTAACGGTCATAACTCAGATACTGCCAGCATCGATGGCAGAAAGCCTGGGCGTGATGCCGTGACCGCAAAGTGGCTTAAGAAATCAGGTAATGCAGTCGTACAGCGCACTGACACTGGCACGAACGCAGGCGGCGGTAATAAAACTGACCGCAATCCCGACTATGTTCACACCCTGGATACTCTGGACGTTGAGATCGCGCTGGCCACGCTGCCAATGGATTTCAACATTTATGACATCCCGGGTGGGGTTTACCGTCGGGCAAAAGAGATCGTAACCAAAAAAGAGAGCCCGTTCAAAGAATGGTCGGCGGCCCTGCGCAAGTGTGCCGGTATTCTTGATTATTCTCGTGCTGCGATTTTCTCTCTGATTCGCAGCGCGGCGGAGAACGCTCATCATTTCCCGGTCAGCCTGCAAACTTACATCAATGCAAACCTGACAGAAAGCAATCATGAAGCCCCAACTGAAGAAACCCTGGCGGCAGCTGGCCATACGCCGGATGTGAGCCGGGAGAATGAAATTATCGGGCAAGCCATTGTAGAAACAAAAGCTGCTGATGATCAGCCCAAGCTTGAAAGCCTGGGTGGAGGAGTGTTCTCCATCGAAGGTCTGATTGGTGCGAAAGAAAATCCGGTCACCAATACCCCCTCAAATGAAGTCAAAAAAAAGGAAGTGGAGAAAGCAGACGATGTGCAGATGGAAGAGGCTCAGCCAGAAAAAATCGAAGTTACTGATGCGATACCACCAGGCGAAAGCGCTGATGCAGCTGATCCGCAGGCAGTTACCTTAACCGGTACCGAGATTCTGGCAGCAAACGCGCCACATCTCGCAGGCCAGGCCGATACAGATACGAACAAGAATACTGATATTCCGCACCAGACCGGGCCAGAAACGGAACAAAAGCAGCCACAAGCGCAACAAATCGAGCCACCCGTGCAACAACCTGAACCACCGGTACCGGAGTTTCCGGCGTACTTCGAACCGGGCCGTTATGAAGGTCTGCCGAACGAGGTTTACCACGCGGCGAACGGCGTCAGCAGCACGCAGGTAAAAGACGCGCGAATCAGCCTGATGTACTTCAATGGCCGCCACGTTGCCCGGACTATTCCACGCGAGGAAACCAGAGCGCTGCAGTTCGGTACCGTTCTGCACGCCCTTACGCTGGAGCCTGAAAAGTTCGGCGATGAATTTACAGTTTTCCCAGGCCTGCCGGAAGGCGCAATCGCCACCACTGCCGAAATGAAAAAAATCATTGAGGAGTTTAACGCCGCGCTGCCGCCGCTGGTGGATGCCGACAGCCTCAAAAAAATGATTGAGGCACATAACAGTGCTCTGCCCGCTCCCCTGTCACTCAACGGGAACGCTGAGGAAACCGCCCTGTTGTATAAGGGTCTGGCTGACGAATTCCGCCGGATCCCCGAAACTGAAAAATACACCGCAGCGGCGATGAAGGCCTGTATCAAAGAGTTTAACGCCACGCTGCCGCAGCCCCTGAAAGTCAGTGGTAGCCGCGATGCGTTGCTGGAGCAACTCGCGACCATTGAGCCTGAATTCGTGGCAGCCGAACGCGCCAAAAAGCAGCCTTACAACATCAGCGGCAACAAATATGCGCTCGCGGCGATAGTCCGAGAAATCAATCCGGAAGCCGTCTTTGCAGAAGAGTTTACCTCGCAGTGGCAGGCTGGTGCCGCGGGAAAAAGCATCGTCTCTGACGTCGACTTTGCACATCTTGAAGCGCTGAACCGGGCAGCGTACGCGCATCCCAGCGCGGGGAAACTGCTGCGCCACCCGTCCCGCGAGGTTGAGGTCAGTTATTTCGGTATCGATGAGCAGACCGGGCTGGAGGTTCGCGTGCGTCCCGATATCGAACTGGAAATCGACGGTATGCGTATCGCCGCCGACCTGAAAACGCTTGGCATAGCCAACGTGAAGCAGGAGCGCCTGCGCGATCGCCTGCACCGCGAAATTATTGAGCGTGATTATCACCTCAGCGCCGCGATGTATTCAGAAGTGGCTGACTTTGACCAGTTCTTCTGGATCTTCATCAACAAAGAGCCTGGCTATCACTGGGTGGCCGTTATCGAGGCGTCGCCGGAACTGCTTGAGCTGGGTTCGCTGGAATACCACAACACCATGCAGGCAATCGCCACGGCATTTGACACCGGCGTATGGCCCGCGCCGATCACCAGCGACTACACCGATGAACTGAACGACTTTGATATGCGCCGCCTTGAAGCGCTGCGCGCCCAGGCATAAGGGGAAATGAAAATGACCACATCAATTTCTAATACTGAAAACAAAACGCAGATGATCGACAACGTTTCTATCCTGACCAACGGTGAACTGTTCGATCGCCTCCGCACCCTGTCAGTGGTAATGGCGAACAGCGAATCGTTCGTGCCAGCGCATTTTCGCGGCAAGCCTGATGCCTGTATGGCAGTTGTAATGCAGGCCGCGCGCTGGGGAATGGACCCATTCGCGGTGGCTCAGAAAACCTTCATCGTCGGAAACAGCGGCGTGCTCGGTTATGAAGCCCAGTTGGTCAACGCAGTCGTTACCAATATGTCTCCCACGAAAGACCGCCTACATTTTGAGTGGTTTGGTGCCTGGGAAAACATTGTCGGCCGGTTTGTTGAGAAAACCAGTGCGAAAAACAATACCTACATAGCTCCTGGCTGGGATCTGAAGGATGAGGCTGGCGTGGGTGTGCGAGTATGGGCAACGATGAAGGGTGAGGAAGAGCCACGTGAACTGGTGCTGATGCTGTCTCAGGCGCAGGTGCGTAATTCAACACTGTGGGCGAGCGATCCACGCCAGCAACTTGCTTATCTGGCAGTGAAACGCTGGGCGCGCCTTTACTGCCCTGATGTGATCCTCGGCGTTTATACCGCTGATGAAATCGACGAGCGCCAGGAAAAAATCATTAACCCGGCACCAGCAAAGCGCGTCAGTGTCTCCGAGATAGCGGAAGAGCCGGCCACCAGCAGCGCGCAGGAGTCCACAGTCAATATTGACGCGGCGGCAGATGAATTCCGGGATCGCATCGAGAAGGCAGAGGACGTGGATGCCGCCAAAGCCGTGCGCGCTGATATCGAGACAGCAAAACAGATGCTGGGTTCTGCGCTGTTCACGGAGCTTAAGAACAAAGCGGTTAAGCGTTATTACCTGGTTGATGCACGCAATAAAGTTGAGGCGGCGATCAACTCCCTGCCCCAGCCCGGCGAGCCTGAGGCGGCTGAGCTTTTCGCAAAAGCTGAACAGACGCTGGCGGCCGCTAAACGTCATTTGGGCGATGATCTGTACGAGCGATTCAGCATCAACCTGCTCGATATGAAACCAGAATACGTTAGCTGAGGGAGGCGGGAGGGTCCGCCCTCCCGAAATAACGATGGCAGATAAAAACAATACCCGCTGGAACATGCACGAACTGGCGCTGCTGAGAATGCACAGCAACGAGGAAGTAGTAAGCATTACGGGCCGCACGGTGGAGGATGTGGAAGAACGTCGCCTGCGTGCCAACATCGAGCGCAACTGCTGGGACCGTTTCGATCCGGAGCGTGCCGTATGAAGCTGATTAACCGCGGCAGTAAACAATCACCGATTGCCCGCCAGGCATGCGATGCGGCGCTGGCGGAACACGTCGCACGGTTCGGGGAGTTCGGCCGGCGCGCTACCGTCAGCACCTACACGGTGCAGGTTGAGGGGGCAAAGGTGGTGGTCGAGGTGACGAACCGGCGCACCAGCTATGTGGCCACGGCAATGACAGGCGCACGGCGTCTGCGCGCTCTACCTGCCATTCGTTCTGATAAATCTTTAGCATGAATACCTGAAGAGAAAACTATGATGAATATTCACTTAAAACCAGTATTAATTAATCGCGAAAATGTTCAGGCGATGCTCGGCGGCATTTCGCGTACAACCTTCTGGCGTAAACGGCAGGCATGGGAGAAAAACGGAACGCCCTTTCCCCAGCCTGCACCGGGAACCAATCCTGGAAAAGGCGGCGAGCAGTACCGCTATTGCGATGTAATGCGTTTTTTTGAGGCTCAGGGACTGACAGAACCTACACAGGAATGA